CAGCCTCCCGCGCGGCGGCGGCCGGCACCACCCGAACAGCACCAAGGAGAACCAGTTGAGCATCCCGCCGCCGGACACGCTGACCGCGGCCCTCGCGCTGAACGCCGCCGGGTGCTCCGTCGTCTCCGTCCGTGTCGACGGCACCAAGCATCCGCGCGGCGCCTGGAAGCTCTACCAGAGCGAGCGCGCCGACGAGCAGCTGCTCACGCGCTGGTTCGCCGAGGGGCACCCCGGCATCGGGGTTGTGGCCGGCGCCGTCTCCGGCGGCCTGGAGCTCCTGGAGCTCGAAGGCCGCGCCCTCGACGAAGGCGTCCTCCAGGAGTTCGCCGAGATCCTCGAAGCCTCCGGCCTCGCCGAACTGTGGACGCGCATCGCCACCGGCTGGCTCGTACGCTCCCCCTCCGGCGGCCTCCACCTCATGTACCGCGTGGTCGGCGCGGCCGTCCCTGGGAACACCAAGCTCGCCTCCCGGCTCGCCCGCGAGGACGAGTACACCGAGGACGAGCGGGAGCTGCTGGAGCGCCACCCGAACAAGAAGATCCTGCGCGGCTGGATCGAGACCCGTGGTGAGGGTGGCTTCTTCGTCACCGCGCCCTCACACGGCGCCGTCCACCCCACGGGCCGACCGTACGAACTCCTCGCCGGCGGCCCGGCCTCGATGGCCACGATCACCACCGACGAGCACCAGGCGCTGCACGCGATCGCCCGCATGCTCGACGCGATCCCCTCCGATGATGTTGCAAAAGTAGAACCGCCCCACATCGCAGCAGGCCAGAAGCCCGGCGAACCGCTCGACGCCGCCGCCGCGTTCCTCTTCTCCGGCGACCACCACGACGCCAGCGGGCTCAAGCCCGGCGACGACTACGAGCAGCGCACCACCTGGCCCGAGATCCTCGCCCCGCACGGCTGGACCCTGCTGCGCACCATCGGCACCACCTCCTACTGGCGGCGCCCCGGCAAAACCGACCCCGGACCCTCCGCCACCACCGGCCGCGCCGCCGACCGCGACCGGCTCTACGTCTTCACCACCTCCACGGAGTTCGACGCGGAGCGCCCGTACACCAAGTTCGGCGCGTACGCCCTCCTCAACCACGGTGGAGACCACACCGCGGCCGCCCGCGAGCTGCGCCGCCTCGGCTACGGCGAGCCTGCGCCCGAGCCCGTACGACACCTCACCTCCGTCCCGGCCCGCGAGCAGCCCGCGTTCGACGGCACCGCCGCGCTCAACGTCCACGAACACCCCACCGCCAGCCAGGCCGGCCCCGGCACCTACACCCGCACCGACGACGGCAACGCACTCCGCCTCGTCGACGAGCACGAGGCGCGCATCCGCTTCGTGCCCCAGCGCAGCTGGCTCATCTGGGACGGACACCGCTGGACATGGGACGACACCGGCTCCGTCTACGAGCTGGCCCGCGACATCGCCCGCGCACTCCCCGACGGCGAAGGCGAAGCCCAACACCGGCTCCGCTCCCTCTCGGCACGCGGCCTCGAAGCCATGGTCAAAGTCGCCCGCACCGACCCCCGCATCGTCGCGCCGCTCGCCACCCTCGACGCCAACCCCTGGGAGCTCAACACCCCCGACGGAGTCGTCGACCTGCGCACCGGCAAGCTCTCCACCCCCGACCCCGCGGCGCTCCACACCCGCACCACCACCGTCGGCCCCGACTTCGAAAAGCCCGCCGAACGCTGGCAGGCCTTCCTCAACGACACCTTCAACAGCGACCCCGCGCTCATCACCTACGTCCAGCGGCTCCTCGGCGTCTCCCTCATCGGCACCGTCCTGGAGCAGATCCTCCCCTTCGCGTTCGGCGACGGCGCCAACGGCAAGTCCACCCTCGCCGACACCGTCATGCGCATCATCGGCATCGGCGAGACCGGATACGCCATCTCCGCACCTTCCGAGATGCTCCTCGCCTCCTCGCAGAACTCGCACCCCACCGAGATCGCCCGGCTCGCCGGCGCCCGCATGGTCGTCGCCTCCGAACTCGACGACGGCCAGCGCTTCGCCGAGGCCAGGATCAAGCTGTTCACCGGCCGCGACATCATCACCGGCCGCTTCATGCGCCAGGACTTCTTCTCCTTCGCCCCCACCCACACCCTGTGGCTCCTCGGCAACCACAAGCCCGCCGTACGCACCGGCGGCCCCGCCTTCTGGCGCCGCCTGCGCCTCGTGCCCTTCCTCCACACCGTCCCCGAGCACCTCCGCGACACCCACCTCGAAGAGCACCTCGTCGACCACGAAGCCCCGGCCATCCTCGCCTGGCTCATCCGGGGCGCCGCCGACTACGCCCAGCACGGCATCACCACCCCCGACTCGGTCCAGGCCGCGACGGAGGAGTACCAGGGCGACCAGGACACCATCGCCCGGTTCATCGCCGACATGTGCACCCTCGGCGCCCCTGGCACCCAGACCATGCAGGTCCCCAGCGCCACCCTGCGCACCGCGTACGAGCGCTGGTGCCAGCAGGAAGGCGAAGAGGCCGTCTCCGCGAAGAAGTTCGCGGCCACCCTCCAGAAGCCCCCGCACAACGTCCAGTCGAGCCGCACCAGCCGCTTCCGGTTCTTCGACGGAATCCGCCTCAACCAGACCGAAGACGACACCGAGAGCGGGTGGTGAACGTGTCACGCCCCAGCGCACCCGTCACGCCCATCCGTCACCCGAATCACTCGGCGAACGGCCGCAACGCGATCACCGAGACCGTTCGCCGCGCCATCAGTGACACATCGGGCCCCATCGGTGACGCATTGAGTGACGCATTGAGTGCTGCAAAACCGCAGGTGGTGACGCTTGTGACGCTTGTGACGCATTCTCACCGGTTCCACCACCACGCGCCCGCGCATGCGCCTACGAGCCGCTCATACCGAACTACGCGTCACAAGCGTCACTCGGCACCGCAAGCGTCACTCCAGGGCGGCGCCTGATGCCCGCAGCGAAGAAGACCAAGCCCACCGCGGCCGACTACGCGGCACTCACCGGCGACCACGCGAGCGAACGCCCCTGCCCCCGCTGCGGCAAACCCACCCTCGTCGCCCGCGCCGGCCGCATCGCCGCCCTCGACGTACGAGCCGACCCCACACCAATCGGCCCCCTCGACGAAATCCTTGCCCGCCTCGCCGGACACCTCACCTGGCACCTCGTACCCAGCGCCACCCCCGGCCTCGCACCCCGCATCACCTGGCGCACCCCCACCCACATCCGCGCAGGCCCCGCGAAATGGCCCGTACTCCGTGACCACACATGCCCACCCATCCCCGTACAGGAGACCCTGCTGTGACCATCACTACGGCCGCCGTGCAGCTCCGACACTTCACCCTCGCCCTCCCCGCGGGGCTGCCCCTCCTCAACGCCAACCAGCGCCCCCACCACCGCGTCAAAGCCAAACTCACCGCAGACATCCGCGCCGCCGCGATGGAGGCCTGCTCCGAGGACCCGGCGATGCGCGCCGCGCTCGCCGCGGCCGGTGCCGGCCCGGTGCTCCAGCACGCGTACATCCTCGGCATCGTCCACCCACAGAAGCGTGGCCGCTTTGACCCGCCCAACTGGTATCCGAGCTTCAAGGCCGCGCTCGACGGCCTCGTCGACGCGGGCGTCCTGGACGACGACGACCACACCCGCGTCATCGGACCCGACATGCGCCCCGGGCCGAAAGTCCCCAAGGGCCGCATCGCCCTTGTCATCCAGGAACTCACCCCGGAGCAGCACGCGGCATTCCAGTGGACGGGAGTGCCCCGGTGAACCAGAACGCCACCCGCGAGCAGATCATCACCGCCCTCCATGAGGGCAAGTCCAATACCGCCATCGCACGCGAACTCCGCGCCGACCGGGTACGAGTACGCGCCATCCGGGCGGAACTCGACATCCCCGTCTTTGTTCGGGTCGAACAGATCCGCACCATCGAAGAGAAGTGGGCGACCCACACCCGGCCCGTCGACGGCGGACACCTGGAGTGGATCGGCGAACGAGGCACAGCCACCGGCACGCCGCTCGTCAGCTACAAGGAGAAGCACTACAGCGCCGCTGCGGTCGCCTTCCGCATCAAGCACGACCGCGAAGCCGTCGGCTACGCGTACGCCGACTGCGGGCTGAAGCACTGCGTCTCCCCGGACCACGTCGACGACGAGCCGGGCCGGGCCCGCACCCGCGAGCAGCTCCGCTACCTCGCCGGGGGCACAGAGCGACCCCAGCGCTGCGTCCACGGCCACGATCAGGCCGAGCACGGCCGGTACGGGCCGAACGGTGTCGCGTACTGCGAGGCCTGCAAGGTCGAGCGCAAGCGCGCCGAGCGCCTGGCGGTGACGGTATGACCACCGCCGCCGCCGCTGAACCGGTTCCGGCCCGGCCCGCGCCCAAGCTCCTGACCCCCCAGTTCCTCGACGACACTTCCGACCTCGTGCCCTGCGCCGCCGAACCGGACGTGTTCTTCGTCCGCGACGACCCCGACCACACCGCCCGGCGTCTGTGCCGGCACTGCCCCGTGGTGAAGGCCTGCCTGGCGTTCGCGCTGCGTAATCGGGAGGAGTTCGGGGTGTGGGGTGGGCTGACGCACAGGGAGCGGCGGGCGTTGCTGCGCCAGGGCTCGGATGTGGCGGTGGCGGCGTGACCCGGGAGCGTGCCGGGCGTCCCGGCGTGAACTGGGAGAGCGTGCTGCGGACCACGGGCGAGGTGCTGGTGGAGTGCGAGCAGGACGACACGTGCTCGCCGTTCGGCTGGAACGACCCGGAGCCGCCGCGCGCGAACCGGGCTGCGCGGCGTGCTGCTGCCCGTTCTGGGGCTCGGGCGTCCCAGGAGTCCCGTGCGACCCTGCCGGGCGCTCCTGGGCCCGCTGGGGGGACGCGATGACCTGGCTACCAACCCCGGCCCGGCCGATGCGTAGAGCCATCCTCGCGGCCCTCATCACCACGCTGCTCGCCTGCACCGCACTCGGCATCACCGTCCTCCTCGCCGGATGGGACGCCGCCACCGCTGCCACCCGACCCGCACCTTCGCCGAACCAGGAGCCCACGCCATGACGCGCATCTTCTACGACACCGAGTTCATCGAAGACGGCCGCACCATCGGCCTCATCTCCATCGGGCTCGTCACCGAGGCCGGAGCCGAGTACTACGCCGTCAACCGCGACATGCCCCAGCGCAAGATCCGCAAGCACAAGTGGCTCATGGAGAACGTCGTCCCCTCACTGCCGCAGGGCCACGGCGACCAGCGGCTGACCATGCCGAAGCGCTGGCTGTTCCACTACGCCGACCGCGCTGTGAAGCCCCGCGCCCAGATCGCCGACGAGGTACGCCAGTTCATCCTCCAGTGCCCCGACCCGCAGCTGTGGGCCTGGTACGGCGCGTACGACCATGTCGCGCTCGCCTGGCTGTTCGGGCCTATGAGCGATCTACCCGACGGCATTCCGATGTGGACCAACGACCTGCGACAGGAAGCCGAGCGCCTCGGCAACCCGCAGCTCCCGGAGCAGCCGAGCGGCGTGCACAACGCCCTTGCTGACGCCCGTCACAACCTCGTCCGCGCCCAGTTCCTCGACCAGGTCGCCCGCGCCTGAGCATGACGTAGGGCGCGCCCACTGTCTGGCCGGACCGGGCGCGCCCCAGGTGCGATCACCATAGCCCCGCGCACCACAGGAGCACCGGATGACCACCACCACCGCAACCCCCACCGCACAGCACCTCGTCACCGTCATCCACCACTGGGGCGACCTCAACGAAGCCCTCGGCGCACCCACGAAGATCGCAGGCTTCGGCGTCGGCCTCCGCAACTACCTCGCCGCCCTCGACCGCATCGACGAGCAGCAGGCCGAGGCCGAACGACACCGCGCCCTGGCCCTGCGCACGCTGGAGCGCGACCCGACACAGCTCGGCGAACGGCCCATCCCGCTGCGCGTGCACATCCTCGACACCATGGCCGCGATCCACACCGACCTCCTCGACTGCGCGGACCACACCGCCGCCGCCGTCCAGCGCTCACCGATGGGCCAGCTCCCCGCCGGATACCCCGCAGCCGACCGGGCCCGGCGTGCCGTCCTCGCCATGCGCGACACGCACGACCCCCGCCGCTGGAAGTGGACCGGGCCCCGGCCAGCCGCCCCGTACGCCGCGCTGTGGCTCCTCGGCCGTGTGCAAGGCGCGCCCGGCCCGTTCCACCGGCTCACCGAGCACGACGCCGACCACATCGCCACCATCGCCCGGCATGCGGCGCAGCGCGTCGAGCAGGCCCTCGACATCGCCGACCGCATCGCACCCATCAGCCAACCCTGCCCCGACTGCGCAGGCCGCATCGAAATCCACGGCGGCGCCGGCGCCACACCCGTCGCCCGCTGCGGGACGTGCGGGCGCGTCTGGACGGAGCAGCCAGCCGTCGCGTGACGCGTCAACGCCCCGTCAGTCGGCCGCTGGCGGGGCGTCGTCACGCTTCGCTGACGCCCGTCCCTTGCCCGCCGCGATCTGCCCCGCCGCCTCGCCCGTGACGCTCATCCGCGCCCCGATCACCCGGAACGTGTGGCCCTGGCTCTTCGCGGTGATGACGGCCTGCTGACGCACGTCAGCCACGAAGGTATGCAGCTGCGGCCACTCCTGGAGCAACTCGGCGCACGCCGCCGCACGATCCAGCGCATCCGGGATCGCCTCCAGCGCCCGCAGCGCCGCACGCACCTGCTCGACCTCGCCCGCCACCTGCAACACCTCCCGCGCGGAGGGTAGGGCTGCATAACCCACCGCCCAAGGGGTACCCTCTGAACCCAAGGGGTACCCCTTGAGACGTCACGACGGGCCACGACGGCCGCTGACGCCCACAACACAACGGCCCCCGGCCGGGACTGCGAATCCCAGCACGAGGGCCTGACCACAGGAGATGACACCTCCATGGCTGCTGAACAGCCTACCCACGACGCCTCGATCGGCCTCGCCATCGGCGCAGCACTCATCATCACCGGCATCACCGGCATCGCCTTCTGGCTCAGCTACTACCACCTGCACGACGTAGCCGCCGGACACGGCCTGGCCGTCGACCCCGCCCGCGCCTGGGCCTGGCCCGCCGTCCTCGACCTGTTCTACCTCGCCGGAGAGCTGCTGATCCTCCGCGCCTCCTGGCTCCGCACCGTCGACTACTGGGCCATCGCCCTCACCGCCCTCGGCGCAGTCGGCTCGATCGGCCTCAACGTCGCCGGAGTCGGCACCGACGCCGCAGTCCTCGACTACGTCGTGGCCGCCGTGCCGCCCATCGCCGCACTGCTCGCCTTCGGAGCGCTCATGGGTCAGGTGCACCGGTCGTTCGTACGGATCCCGGCCGCCGTCGTCCCGCCGATGCCCGCCGCGCCGCCCGTCATCACCCGCGTCACCGAGCAGCCGACACCCGTCAGCGCCCCGCCCGCGCACGCGCCCGAACTGCCCGCCGGATACGCGCCCGCCGACGAGCCGCTGACGGCCAACACCGAGCCCGAGCCGACGCCCGTCCGCGCGCCGTACGACGACCTCCGCGTCGAAGCCATCCGCAAGCTCTACGACACCGGCCTCCGCCCCACCTCCATGGAGATGGCCAAGGCCGTCGAAGACGCCGGATACCCGCGCCCCGCACCGTCGAGCGTCCGCACCCTGCGCCAGATCATCGAGGCCGTCGAGCCGCACCTGGCCCCCGTGCCGTTCCCGCGCCGCACCGGCTGATGCAGGCCGTCGCCCTCACGCTCTTCCTGCTGCTGATGCTCGGCGCGTTCCTCGGCATCGCCCGGGTCGACCGCCGCGCCCTGCCGCCCGTGATGCTCACCGCGGCCTTCATCGTCACCCTCGCCGGGATCGCCGCCGGCCTGCTCTCCCACTGAGGACCTCATGAACTTCGCACCCGTAGGCGTCAGCCTCGGCGGCGTCACCGTCGGCACCATCATCGTCGCCCTCGTCATCCAACGCTGGTGGAAGAAAGGCGGCGGCGGAGGCAAGGGCAAAGACAGCGACGGCGGCAGCCGCGACTGGAAGGAACTGATCCCCTTCGTCCTCGCCAACCTGCACGGCATGCTCCTCGTGCTCTGCGCCGGCGGACTCCTCGGCAGCGTCGCCCACTTCGCCCTGTGGGGCGTCAACGGCCTCGGCGACCTCGCCCTGGTTTACGGCGTCGGCGGCACCAGCCCCGACGTCACCCGCGCCCGCCAGCTCGCCCTCACCCCTGGCGGCTACGCCATGGTGCTGATCCTCACCGCGCTCGCCATCGGCCACTGGAAGTGGTCCAAGAAGCTCCCGAAGAAGCAGGCCGCTCTCGGCGCGCTGGCCGGCGTCGGCCTGGCCTTGTCCGGGGGGATCGCGGGCGCGGCCGCCGTGCCGCTCGCGAGCGCGGTCAACCTGCTCGGCACCTGGTACTCGGGGCTTGTCCAGTGACCGGCCCCAGCGTGGTGCGGGCCGTACAGCGCGGCTCAGTGGTCCTGGCTGATCGCTTCGGCGCCTGGCTGCGCCCGGAGTCGGCGAAGGAGGCTGCGCAGCACTGGGCGGCCCTGGCGTTCGCCGGATTCTTCGGCGGCGGCATGGTGCTGGCCGTCCCCAAGGTGCTCGGGCCGATCGCGGTCGTGTGGTGGTGCATCGCTGCCGGCCGTACGGGCTCGCAGGTGCTGGCGCGCGAGGCTGCCGAGTCTGCGTTCGTGCAGCTGCTCCGCGATGCGATCGGCCCGCGCAACGGCGTGCTCCTCGCCGACGTCCTGCTGCTGCTCCACCGCGACCAGCTGCTCATCGAGTGGGACATCGCCGATGTGCGGGCGCAGTGCGTGGCGCTGGAGATCCCCATGCGCGACTCGCTCAAGGTCGACGGCCGCGTCTCGGTGGGTGTGCACGTGGCCGATCTGCTGTCCGTGTGGGACGTGGATCCGACCCCTCCCCCGAAGATCGACAACCCCTCTCGGGGCGGTAGATCCGCAGGTAACTACCCGACTACCTCAGAAGAGGGCCCGGCCCCGGAAGGGGTTGAGTGCGCGGTACAGGTACCCCGCCGCGATCCCTTCGAGGACCACCTCGCCGACGCCCTCCGCGTCTTCGGCGACCACTGACCCCGGGGCGGCCGCCCTACCGCCAAGCAGACACGGCCGCCCCGGTTCTCCATCCCATCGAGACGGAAGGACCATCATGGCCCTGCCCAAGGACATGCCCACACGCGACCCCAACCGCCCGTACGACGCGCACGCCCGCACGTACAACCCGGAGCGGGGCGGCTACTACCGGGTGCCGGACAAGACGCCGCCGAAGACGCCCGCCAAGGGCTGACCGCCTGCCACACTCGCCCTGTACCGCCACCATGAGGAGCCACCCATGACCACCACCGCCACGATCACGCACGTCGTCCCGGCGGCAGTCATCGATGCCGCCGTTGATGCCGCCTTTCCCGGGCTTCCCGAGAGCATGACGATGGAGGAGGCGCGCCGCCGTGTGGTCAAGGCGCTGGAGTCCGCGTACCCGGCGATCGCCAAAGCCGTGCTCAGCAAGGCGTGCGCGAACATCGTCGACCTCGGTCGCCAGACGGGTGATGCGCAGACCGCGCGAGCCTATGAGCGAGCGGCGCGCGGCGAGTAGTCGCCTGCCGCACTCGACCCCATGACCCCCTGAGAGGGAGAGCCCCATGAACGAGCCCACCAGCCCGCAGCAGCGCCGCCGTATCCCGCTGGCCGAGCTGGCCTCCCGTGGCAGCGCCGCCGCAACCCCCGCCCTCGCGCGCGTTCTCCCCACGTCGGCGTCCGGTCGCGTGGAACGCGCGGCGTTCCAGTCGTTCTCGCGCTGACCGCCTGCGACACTCGAACCGAGGCCCTGCCGCATCCCCCCCGTCGGCAGGGCCTCACCCATGTAGTTGCGTTCTGGACGATCATCGGTCATCCTGGCCCCAGTCCTGGCGTGCCCGGACACAGACGCTTCACAGAACGGCCCCCGTCCACCCGGCGGGGGCCGTTCGCGTTCCCCGACACAGGAGCCGCCATGCAGCCCACCATCGGACGCATCGTCCACTACACCCTCAGCCAGCAGGACGCCGACGCCATCAACCGGCGCCGCGCCGACTTCCAGGCCTACGTCAAGGGCGGAGGCCTCGCCGAGGGCACCACCGGCTACGTCGGGCACACCGGCAACCACGCCAGTGAGGGCGACGTCTGCCCCGCCACGGTCGTCCGCGTCTTCCACCCGGAGACCAGCACCGCGAACCTCCAGGTCTCCCTCGACGGCAACGACACCTACTGGGCCACCAGCCGCACCGAGGGCGAAGGCCCGTCCCACTGGACGTGGCCGCCGCGCGTCTGACCCACCAGCAGCACCCCGGGGAGGTGACCGATGGCCGGCCGCCCCATCACCGACGAAGACCGCGCCGAAATCCGGTACCACCACGGCCTCGGCAAAGGCCGCAACGAGATCGCCCGCATCATGCGGCGCTCCGGGCGCACTATCAGCGAAGAAGCCGCCGAGATGGGCCTCAGCTTCGCCCGCGCCGCCGAGACCCGCCAGGCCACCGAGATCCGCACCGCCGACCTCGCGAAGATGCGCACCGACCTCGCCTATGACCTCACCGTTGACGCAGTGCGCCTGCGCGAGCAGCTCTGGGAGCCCTGCACCCTCATCAGCTTCGGCGGCAAGGACAACACGGTCGCCACGAAGGAAGTCGACGAGCCGCCCGCGCTGGACAAGAAGAACCTGATGACGACCCTCGGCGTCGCCATCGACCGCTCGACGCGCCTGGTACCGGTCAAGGACGACACCGGGGCCGACGCGGCGAAGAGCATGGTCGGCCAGCTCATGGCCGGCCTGACCGCCGTCTACCGCGAGCAGCAGCAGGAGACGAGCGGAGGCGAGGACGAGGGGGCCGGTGATGCTCCGTGACCTCGCCACCCTTCCGCTCTCCCCGAAGCAGATCCGTAGCGTCGTAGAGGCGCAGGATGCACCGATCGCCTTGTGGTCGGGGGCCGTGTCGTCCGGCAAGACGATCGCGAGCCTGGTCGGCTTCCTGGGTGCGCTCGTTGCCGCACCCGATCACGGCCTGGTCGTCATCATCGGCAAGACGTTGCAGACCATCGAGCGCAACATCATCGACCCGCTCCAGAGCGTGCACCTGTTCGGGGCGCTGGCGAAGCAGGTGAGCCACACCACGGGTTCGACGACGGCCGTGATCCTCGGCCGTACCGTCCACCTGGTGGGCGCGAACGACGTCCGTGCGGAAGGCCGCATCCGGGGCGCGACCATCGCGCTGGCGTACGTGGATGAGGCCACGTTGCTCCCTCAGGGATTTTGGATGATGATGCTCTCGCGCCTGCGCGTGGGCGACCAGTCCCGGCTCCTGGCCACGACCAACCCTGACGGCCCGTTCCACTGGCTGCGCAAAGACTTCATCCTCAAGGGCGCCGACGTCGGCCTGCGCAACTGGCACTTCACCCTCGACGACAACCCCACACTCAGCCCGGCCTACGTCGCCCGCCTCAAGAAGCAGTACGTCGGGCTCTGGTACCGCCGGTTCATCCTCGGCGAATGGTGCCTCGCTCAGGGCGCGGTCTACGACATGTTCGACGAGGACCGCAACGTCATCGACGTCCTGCCGTACATGCGTCGCTGGCTCGCCGTCGGCATCGACTACGGCACCGTCAACCCGTTCAGTGCGATCCTCATGGGCCTCGGC